CTCGGTGGCCCTGATGTGGGCGCGAAAGTGCTCAATGTTCAAGCCCTCTAACGCAGACTGGCTTCGACCAATCTGGTCATCTAAGTCTTTGATAAACTTATTGAGCTCTTCTCTACGCTCTGAACGGGACTTGTTCGTTTCCTTGGCACTTTCTCTTACCTCGGTAAGCAAAGTATCCCAGTGAGCAACGGCTCCAGTGTTGTAGGTGTTGCTGTAAAACCTTGCGTTAGTTGCCATGATTATGTCGCCGCCCCCGTGCCCATTGCAGATAAGTCTTCATAGCTCATTCCTTCCATGTTGATGCCAAGCTTCTTTAGGCGTTCAGCCATGTCTATTTGACCCTGAAGCTTCTCCATTGCAAGCGCATCTTCATCCGCACCAAGACCCATTCCTGTAGCTAAATCAGCCATTCCAAACGCAGATGCAAGAATCCTATCCTGGTTCTCCTGTGTCTTCTTGCTCATCTCACCGGTCAACTCTGCAATGCGTGATTCTTCCTTCACTTTCTCTTGCATGTCAGCGAGCCGAATACGGTCAGCATCTTCTTGTTGAGCCCGGACAAGGTTCGCTTCTTCTTCCAGTGTTTCTTTCAAGAAACTGCCAGCACCACCACCAGCGGTGGCCATCAGAGCGGCGCGTTGGTCTTGGGATTGTTTGGCTTGTTGGGCCGTTCTACCGTAAGCCTCGGCGGACATGACGGCCATCTCTTCATCAGTAAGGCCTAAAGTCCCCAACTCTTGCCGACGCTTTAGTTCTGCAAGCTCTTCTTCAGTCATGGCTGCATACTCGTCGCCACCAAAGATAGCGCCGCCAGCAGCGCCAATAAGACCACCAGCAATAGCACCCGGAACACCGAGTGTAGACCCAAGTGTTGCACCGGACAGTGCGCCCTCTGCTGCGGAAGCGCCTCTTCCTGTTTTCTTTGCCATATTACCTACCTAAAATAAGCCTCAAAGCTTACTGACCATTTAGTGAGAAAACTATACCGCGCACGAGTGAGGCCACGAAGACCAATCGAGTGCTGTCCTGCCGCGAGATTCTGCGCCAAGTAAAAACCACTCCAAGCGTTTTGGAAGTGGGCCACATCTTTCTGAAACTCCGCCAACGCATCGGAGTGATGTGTGGTCAAAGCTCTTGTGGCAAGGATTTTAGTCTCATCCAAGAAGATTCTGAGTTCTGAATGATAACTGTTGTTGAAGGCTGCAATACTTGGAGTGGTCGGAAACGACGAGAACTGAAAGAAAACGTCTGCATTTTCTGGCAGAAAGAAATCAATGGTGGTGCCAGGAAACGCAACCATTGGCGAATCAGTGGGACCATTTCTGGCAGTGGGACCATCTCCAATCCAAGACATGTCTCCCTCTGAAGAGATTTGGCCACCACACAATCCGGTTGTAAATGAATGCATGTTCACAATCGGGTTGTAGTGTCCACGAACAATGTGTTTGGACTGGACCCACCCATCGGTAGCTACATCACCAGTAACCACCCCACCATCAATGTACTTTTTCATGTCGTCTATGTTGGTCTGAATGTCTTCAGCATTGACGTTGTCTGCGGTGATGTTTGTCGGTGTGAATGCCACTAGCTGTCCCCCCTCATAATCATCAGCGACAGTTGGGCGTTTGAAATCTGAATCACAAACTGACCCGCAACGGTAGGGGTGCCCGGAATGTCCATTATCAAGTTCCCATACTGGCCCGTTCCCCACACCGGGGCATGAAACACACGGCTTCCTGCACCAGCAGGATCCCATCGATAAGCCATTGGGCCACGAAAGTTGAGGCGCAATCCGTGGATTGTAATACTCGCCCCGGTGTGCTTGTAGTTCCAGCAACCATGCACTTGGCGAAGAGACTGGCAACCGCCGCCTAGGGGGGCACCCTCCATAGAGCAGAAAGCAATCGAGTCGGATTTGTTGTTTGAACTATCAATAGTAATGTTGGCTGGAGCCACAAGGCTTGCAGTCCATGACGCCTCATTTGGCAGTGGAACAAGAGCACCGCCGCCGGACAACTGCCACGTGGGAAAAAACACAACACCAATAGCGTCCGCTGGGTTGACACCGCTTGTTGCGGCTGTTCCTGCCGCACCATATGTCGCATAGTCCGGGTCATCAATGTTGTGCAGGAAAGCAGTAAAGTGAATGCGGACCAAGTCTCCCGCAGTAACAATCGGCTGGGGGGCCACCGGATTGATTGCTACATTCGACAACTCCACATGGGTCGCCCCGGTTTGGGCTGCGTGTGTTGTGGCCGCCGCTGGAGCCCTGTCATCGTATGCCACATAGACGATTGGTTCTTGGCGGGGGGATTGAAGCTGTCGCCTATCAATCGCTTCAGAACGCACGTTCTCTTCGTTTATGGTTTGTGTCGCTGTTTGAACTGCAGAGAACTTGGTGTTCGTTGCTGTTCTGTTTGTTGGCTCACCAGCCTCAAAATTGGTTGTAGTAAGTTTAGCCATTAGCGATACCTATTGAGGACCAAGAGCTGGCCCCCATCATAGTAAAAAATGGCGTTATCTATTGGCATGCCTCCCAGCATTGCACTTACCCGCCACCTAATCTGAATAAGGTGCTTTCCTGTAGATACGGGAACATCTGCTGCAATATGCACTTGCCCCACGTTCTGGTACTGTCGATCCGCTGTGACAACTGGCGAGCCATCCACTAGAATCTGGAACTGGCACCACAACTGCCAGTCGCCACCCGATGCATGGTTGTTTAGGTAGTACCAACAGTTGAACTCAAGGTGAAGCATCCCTTCTTGAAAAATGTCGTTGACCGATTGAGCGCTATTCGTTCTCCAGCCCCCCGAATAACTGTTGTAGGAAATCGCCTTATAATTAACGGTTGCGCCAGCACCTCCGGCCCATGTCAGGCTTTTGGTTTCATCTCCCTGCAGCTTTATGTTGGGAACGACAGCGTATTTTATAAACGCATTGGGAGCCAAGGCGGCGTCTCCAATGCTGTTGTTCGGAAGGTTCTCTCTATCCAGGCCGCCGTTTATCTCCCCCTTCACATTGTTGAATGAAGAGTTGAACTCATCAACATCAAGAATGTTGCCGGAGCGGGCGTCTCCCTCTGTCCACTTATAGGCCATTAGCGCTTACCCTTGATGGTGTGAGTCTTGTTCGCAGCGAACTCAAGTGAGTAGCCGATAAGCACAAAGTCGTTGTTTGTTTCTACCTCGAAAGAAAAGAACGAGGCAGCACTCAGCGCGATGGGGTAGCGAATAGTGGTGAACATCGGGTCTTCCCACACAGCGGTTGCCCACGGAGCCGTGTTGAAAACATATTGGTCTGGATGGTCCGCCCGCTGCATCTTCTCACCAGAAGAAGTGACGCCGTCGTAATCAAAATCCTTGAAGTATTTCAATGGGATGGTGTTGTCTCCCTTGGTCATCACGTGCAGGTAAACATATTTGATGAACTTCTTCTGGGCCGCCTTGCCCATATCCATCCAGTTGGATTTGTAGATACTGGTGAGGGCGGGTGTCGGCACCGCGACTTGGTCTTCTATAACAAGTTCTATCTGGTATCCCCCAATGCGCTTCCTTGAGATGACGAACAACCCCGTCTCCCAAGTTGTGGGGGTTGGGGGCGCAGGCGGCTTACCAGTATTGTGGCCAAATATGAGCTCACCACCAGGGTCGGTGGCGATACAGCCAACCGGAAAGCCCGTGCGTGTAGACCAGGCATTCTTATCCACATGATAAACGAGCCCAAGAGAGGGCTTCTCTTCACCGTCTACAGGAATATAACAATGCCACTCACGCCACTTGGGACTGTAAGCAGCAGACGCACGGGCCAAAAGAGCCGGGTTCAACCTCTTCTCCGTCTTCACAAGGCCTGGACTCATCTTTTCAATCTTGACCTGAGAGCCACCGTCAAGCCCCCCGTGAATACGATAGACCCCATCGTTGCCCAAGAACATGATGCCTACACCTGGCACGGCGGTCACTGAGTTGATGGCTCTTGAACCAACGCCCTGGATGAATGGAACAACACTGAATCCGTTTACTGGGTCTCCACGAACCAGCTCAATGGAAGACTCTCGGAACAGGATAAGGCTGTTGTAGTAAGCAAAGAGTCCTGTGACATCACCGCCATCACGAACACCCACATCGAAATAATCGAGAGCACCAAACGTGTCAGGGCTCAGTGGTTTTGAGTAGTAGATTCGAGTGGGGTCCGACTGGCCACCATCCAAGAAAAGACAGTTCTTGAAGGTTGCCGCGAAGCGAGCCCCTGGGCACGGAAAGATGACGCTGTCAGAAATCGACGGCGACAAGTTTAGAAGAAACGAATCTGGAGTGTAGTCCACATAGACGGTTTCGGTGTTGTTTTTCAACTCGTCAACAAGGTAGTAAAGCGCACCAGCGTCACTTGATGCGCCATCCCCAAGGTTCTTTGTACGATAAATGCGCCTAGCGACCGTTCCTGTTGGGCCGATGGGAATGTCGTCTAGAAAAACAGCCTGTCTTTTGTTATCAAAAGCAGCAGTAGTGCCCGTAAGAGTATCCCACGCAACCGTTTCCGATGGTGCGCTGAGCGGGCTTTCGCTCCCTGTCTCCGAAACCCAAGACACCCTCCACTTGTAGGAGTTCTTGGCGTTGTTGTCGTTGTAACCAAGCCCCAACACCTGGGCGAAACCATCCGGCAAGGGAATGCTTGCAGGGCCAATGGGGCCAACAAAAATAAAGCTTTGGGAGTTGCCATCACCTGCACCGTTAGGGCTTGTTCGCCATGGCGTGGGGGAGCCTGGAATAGTGTCCCAACCAAGCGGGCGGACGTTGTCCCCTTCTTTGTCACCATCAAACTTCAAGGGCTTGTCATGGCCATTGACAATGATGAGGTAGCGCCCAAAGGGCTCATAGTCAGTGACTGATTCATTGAGCGTAGGAATGCGACGAAACTCATCTACATCTACGATTCCGCCTGGATTGCCAACCGTAAAGCGAAGGTTGCACCTCTGCGAAGCAATGTTCTCACTCTCAAAGAGGTGAAAGGTTCTGGCTCCGTTGTGAGTGCTCCAAATGTAGAGGCTGTGAATCCTCTTCTCGGTGGTAAACGGTTGATAGATCGTTCCGTTTGGGAAGAACTTTTCATAGCCAATACGGTTGTCCCATCCGCCCGTTGCAGGATCCACGGTGAAGTTCTCTACCCTGGTGGCAGAACCGTCTGGTTGCGGAAGAATCTCCTCCACACCACCCAGTTTTGGAACTTCGGCCTTTAGTCTTGGATCCATCTTATCCCCGCGTAGACAATGTGGTGGCCGTTCTGTAGCTTAGAGCCGTCTCCCGATACCCCTGCTTAATCCAATAACCTGCTCCTTCCGAGAGGTAGAGGTTTTCGATTCTCAACAACTCAGTGTCTGCTTTTCTCCGGTACATCTCAGAATGCTGCAGGTTGTCATGCTTTACGAAAAGCTCCTGACAGGCCCTGTAGACGAGGTAGCGGTGGTGGTCAGGGGGAAACTCAGGAACGTCCGTATCCTCGATGAGGCGGTCAGGACGAAACACGAAGCGCACCTCGATGAGATAGTCGGTGTCTTGACGAGGATAAAGACGGACGCGCTTATAGTGGCCATCATTCTCTGGCATCCTGCGAGCATTGACCAAGTAGTCAACTGCAACATTCAGGTCATTGACAGAGACCGTCGTCTCATTGATGTCCGCATTAGTGACCTGATAAAAGGCGCTATTTGTGGTTGTTCTAAGATAGAAGCGCTTGAAGATACCAGAGTTTGTACCTGTGTTCTGGATGTTGGAAAGGTTCAGTCTCCAGTTTCCAGACGTTGGAGAGGCTACGCTCGCCACAGGAGAAGGTGCGCTTTCCTTATTCTTGTGAACAAAAGTGTAATGAACATAGTAGGTTCCAACCTCACTCCATGTGGTTCCTCCCGGCACATCAGCCTCAAGGGCAGACTGCAGAACAGGCTGATTCATGTTCATGTCATCATAGATGAGCCAGTCAGTAGGAAGGCCTGTGGAGCTCAGGAGAAGGGCCAACTCCTCGTCACGAGCGCGTGAGAGGTAATCAAAGTGGGCCTTTGTTCCTTGGGTAGGGTTTCGGATTCCAATCGAGAGCACTTCGGAACAGTCTTCCGGCATGTCGATGAATCGCTGCTTGACCGTGGCAACACAGCCCCCGGTAGCCGAGGCGGTAAACCCTTCAAGATAAATGCGAGGCCCGGTAGCTTTAGCAATGACATACTCACCATTATCGGCAGCCGCTGCGCCGGAGATTTCAACAATAGCGCCTTCGGTCCAACTTACAAACGGGTTGGTTATTGTTCTTTCAACAAAGCTCTGACCGGCAACCGTGCTGGCATCTGAAACCACAAGGTCTCTATAGATTTGGATTTCCTGCGTCTCCTGGGCGAACTTCCAGGGACGGTCAGTAAAGAAGTCTAAGTAGAGTTCATTGATGATTCGATTGACCTCATCTCTGTAGGTCTGCACGTTTGGGTCGTAGTCTACAATCGACCCAACCATAGCTCTCATTTCAGCGAGGTTCATCAGAACTCCATGCAAAAGAGGCGAGCACCCGAATGGATGCCCGCCCCAAGTTTAGCACGCGGGCTGTAGTCTACAGCTTGCGGAACCAGTACACAGTCACCGGAGCGGCCACACCACCAGTTGCGCTTTGAGCGACAGCAACAGGAGGCCTGTTGGATGTACCACCCCAGCCGTCAACTTGACCGGCAACCGTGGTGGAGGCCAACAAGGGGTCTCCATCGTTGAGGTTAGCAGCGCCGTTCACACCCTGGATACCACCTGCCACGCATACGCGGACAGAAGCACCAGCGGTTGCTTCATCAGCAGTGATTGCTTCAAGAGCCACGCCGATTGCCTTGGAGCTAAGGGCTGTGGTGCTCTGAACAACAGACCCATCTGCTTGGATCATCAACACATCGCCCGCAGTAATAGCGCCACCAGCAGTAAGCTGAACGATGTCAGCCCCAGCAGAAGTGACGACAGTTACCTCAAGAGGCGGCTTACCATGATTCAAATGACCGAATGACATTAGTTTGCCTCCGCGTTGGTCAGCACGCCCAAGGACGCAAGGTGGTCAGCAACAAGCTGAGTACGAACAAAGACCTGAGCCTCGCGAGCAGCGTAGCCACTCTTGTGCTCGAAATCGCTCATTGAGAAGTTCGCCTCAGAATCAAACACAACCTTCATGGACTTACTGTTGAGGAAGTACATGGAAGGAGTATCGGCGGCAGGATCAGCGGAAGCTGCAAATCCGAGGTTGTTCTCAACATACATAAGAGCGCCGTTGAAAGCCAACGCCAAGCGTCCACCATCAAGCACGGTCTCTTTAGGCATGTAGCGCTCTTGAGCCTGAAGCACGCTCTTATACAGACGATAAGAAGCGGGGCTTGCCAGAATCAAATCAACGGTTCCTTCAGGAGCGTAAATCTGAGTTTGAATCATCAACTCAGTCATTCCTTGAAGACCCAAATCATCGAAACCAGTACCAGCACCACCGCCAGCCTGAACGTCGAACGTCTGGTTCTGCCAGTTAGA